AATATGGAAACACGCAAAGGATTTAAAAATCGGAGAACGCCTTTTATGTATGCCTAAAAGAGGCTTTAATGAGGATGGTTATAGTTACTTTTTCCCCCACTCACGCAATAGAGGAACAGGATCAAAAGGAGGAGGAAGAGTCTCTGAGCATAGATGGATTTATAGAGAAATTTTTAACTCTGGAAAAAGATTAAACTCAAGATCTATCATTCACCATATAGATGAAAATAAACAAAACAATTATCCAGAGAACCTAAAGTTTTGTGGAACTATAGGTATCCATCAAAAAGAACACGCTTATACTGAAGAACAACTTAAAAAAACTGTTGAAACTGGAATAGGTAAAAAAGGTGAGAAGTTAAAACCTGAAACTTTACGCAAATATCGGAATCGCTTGAGAAGAAATCACTATATAATCTCTATTGAAGAAGGCCCAGAAGAACAGCTTTGGGATTTGGAGGTTGAAAATACTCACTGCTTTATAGGTAACGAAGTAGCTCTACATAATTCAATGAACTCACCGAATCTTCAACAGGTGCCTAAAAAGCTAAAGGACGTTCGGGAAATGTTCATCGCAGGACCTGGGAAGATTTTAGTTTCTGGAGATTACCGGAATCTGGAGGTCTTTGTGCTTGCGTATGAGACCGGAGAACCGGAGCTTGTTCCGGTTATTGAAGGAAAGATAAACCAGCATGATGAAAATACGAAGGCGCTTTTTAAGATAACGTCCGAGAATCCCATGTGGAATCCTGCCCGACGAGGAGCAAAGATCTTCCAGTTTGGAAGAATCCAATACGGCGGAGGGCAACGGACAATTTACGAAAAAGTAACCCTTGAAGCACCGGAACTTCGTTTGACATTTAAGCAATTTGTTGAAGCTGAGAAGTCGTATTTTGAAAAATATAACGTCCTCCATCAATGGCAGGAGAAGGTAAAGGAAATTGCGCGGAAAGAACGAAAATCTCGGACTTTCTTAGGTCGCGTAAGAACCTTAATGGGGGATTCGTATGATATAGAAAAACAAGCATTGAACACTCCCATTCAAGGAGGAGCCGCAGGGGTAATTAACCGAGCGTTGATTCGTTTAGATTCTGGGATAGAATCTCGAGGCTTAAGTTCCAAGCTTGTTCTTCAAGTACACGATCAGCTAATTTACGAAGTCCCCTATGAAGAACTCTTGGAACTTATACTCTTAATGAAACAAGAAATGGAACGTCCGTTGGACTTCTATGGAAAGCAAGTAAGCTTTCCGGTTGATATAGAAATAGGCCCTAATTGGGGAAAATTAGAGGAGATTAAAATAAATGGGAAGAAAATCACCTATAAGAAAGATGGATCATCAGTTGAGCGGGAGTTTCAGCATTGAGCTAACGCTAGAGCCAGAGGTTTTTTACACCTACATCCCCGGAGCTCGAGGATCTCGAGAAGAACCTCCAGAGTCTGCGGATATAGAATACGCGGTTGGGTACCTTACTTCAAACAGAAGCTTTATAGATCTTACAGAGTATTTGACAGAGGACCAAAAAGACCTTATAATATCAACCATCAAGGAGGATGTTGAAGATGCTTGAACCCCCGACGGCATTTAAAGAAGAGGATGTTAAAGAGAAATTCTGGGTTGATGAACCGTTCGATAAATATTTACCGAAGCCGGGATTTTTAACAGACTTTGTACTTGCGACTCGTGGGATAGAGACTCCGACGATTTTAAGTTTCTGGTCTGGCGTCTGGGCATTGTCGTCGGCGTTGAAAAGGGACGCGTATTTTAAATGGTACCCAGATCCGCTTTATCCAAATTTCTTCATCGTCCTCGTAGCTCCTCCAAGAATCTGTGCAAAGTCTACCGCGGTACGACAATTCGGAGAAAAGGTACTGATAGATTTCCCAAAGTTTTACAAAGACCCACGGGTGCAGTTTGCGAAGGAAGTGAACCTTCTCCGGACAAAGGTCACCCCGGAAGCCTTAGAGGTAGCTTTGGTTCCAAAGGAAAATGTTGTCATAAAGCATGAAGGAAAAAACTATTTCGCATCTAAAGGATCCGAGGTCTCGGTTGTTGTCGCAGAGCTTGCGACGTTCCTCGGAAAACAAAAATACAACACAGGGCTTATAAACACCCTTGTGGATCTTTACGATTGTAAAGATATTGACTCTCGAGATACTGTAGGACGTGGGCATGTAGAATTTCGAGACATCTTCTTTACCTTAATCGGAGCCACAACAATAAAAGGCATCAACGAATCTATCCCTGCTGAAGCAATGGGAGGTGGGTTTCTTTCGAGATTGATACTCGTGCATTCTCCCCGACCAACTCGCTCGTACCCAGAACCTAAAGAAGTAATCGGAGGTCCTACACGGAAGGATCTCGCTCAACGTCTGGCGTGGATTGCAAACAACGCTCAAGGGGAATTTTACTTCTCCGATGAAGCTCAGGAATATTATAATAAATTCTATGAACGCCACCGCAAGCTTCTAATGACTGGGCATGATTCTGAGGTGGATCTAAAATCCCGCTACGACATACACCTTCGGAAGCTGGCGTTGATACTCAAAGCCCAGCGCTACGAAGAAGGACGGGAAATATCCTTAGAAATCCTAAAAGAAGCTGAGACAATCCTTGATGTAACCTATGAAGGAGCTTCAGGCATAACCCAAGAAGTTGGAATGTCGTCGTACAACGTCTGCTATAATAAAACTAAAGAAATAATAAAATCCCGCGGGAAGATAACCCGACGGCAGTTAATTCAACGTTTGTCTCCCTACGGCTTCTCTGCGGAACTGGTACTAAAAATAATGCAGCACATCTACCAAGAAGGCCTCATAGAAGTGAGCCTACGCGGAAAACGTAAAACTCAAGTCTCCACAAAGGGAGAAGAACTTTATATCTGGGATAAATAAAAAGGAGAATAAAACATGAAAGAAAAAAGAGTAAAGATCAACCGCCCCTACGGTCACGGTTACTGGACCACCGAAGGTTACATGCTATTGTTTTGTCCAAGATGTGGTCACGAAAACCCCGTAGATGCTATCCCAACTGGAATCTGCGCCAACTGCGGCTATGAAGGCGGACAAGATCGTGGGTCTCTTAAAACATGGCGGCAGCTGATGTTTCCCTTTATGGAGGAGGCTGAAAGTGAGAAGTCGATTTCTGGATGATCCGGATTGGGAACAGGAATTTAAAAAAACCCAAGCAAAGGTAAAGTCTTATAAAGAACTGGCAGAAAAAATGAGAATCTCCCGAAAAACCGCTATTCGATATTGTAAGGAATTGGGGCTTAGTTTTCCAAAGGGTCGCCCAGAGGGGACTCACAGCTTTAATAAACTCTCCGGAGGACTTGCAAAGTGGATCTCTGAGCATCCGGACCAGAAGCTTCCGAGGAGTCCGAGGGCTATCTCCGCGATAACCGGACTTACGTATGATCAGGTAAAGTGTTCTTTGTACCGTCTAAAAGAACGTCACGCGAAAAAGATAAAATCTCTCGGGGATCTCCGAGAGTATCCCGGAGGGTTTAAGTCCCCGAATGGAGATATTGTACTTTTTAGAGATTTTACTTCATACAAGATCTACTCTTCGCCGTATAATAATTTAATAAAAATCGAAGCAACTTTGAAAAATAAGCGAAAGGTTTCTCTGAAGCTTACGCTCGAGAAGCTTTTAAAGATAAAAAACTCCTTAAAAAAATAGGGACCTTTTCAGGTCCCGTTTTTTTTTTTATTCCCTTCCCTTAATCTCCAAACAACCAACTATCACTATACGGAGCTCCCATAGAAGTTAAAAAAGCTCCCCATGAATCTCCACGATTTGTAAGCTCCACCGCGTCAGACATTTTCTTAAGCTCATACGCCCCGGGGATGGTCCATTTAAAAAGAGTACTCTTCAAGGGATCGAACCTTACACGTTCTCCATCGTTGTAAACTCCGAAGAGTCTCATCCTTGCAGCTTTCCCTTCTCCTCCAGACCCAGCCATATCCAACGCATCCTGCATGATCTCCCACGAAGGTCCACCGGTGAAGATCGCCGGCTCCCACGGTTTGAAGTTATCGGCTTTTACTCCGAGGGTGGAGAAAGCTCCATACAATGCCATTGAGTTTCCGACGAAAATCGACCCAGCGAGCATTTTCTCTCCAGCGGTCATGTACTTCAAGGATCTCCGGATGTTATCCACGTAATAAACGCTGTAATGCCCCATCATTCCAAAGACTTTTCCAATGGTTGTTCTAAAAGCCAATGGCGACATCCCGGCTCGGTACGGAAACATCGTCTCGGTAACAATCTCCGTTGCAAACATATCACGAGCGGAAGTTACTTTTCCTTCGTTAATAAGTCCGAGGATTTTTCCTCTGGTAGTCGGATCCATTTGGCTTACCCCTGACATGTGGAGGAATTTATCTTGATTTAAGATTCCTTTTTTTAACCTCCCCCAAGCATCGTCGAACTTTAAACTCGCCGCGGTATACGCAACTGCACGGGTAAAGTCGTCGGAGTTTTTATACATCTTCAGGGAACTGTGGGTTATTTTTCCCAGCATCGACGCTTGGTCAATTACCTCGGAGCCGTACAGCGGGAGTGAGCTCATAATAAGTCCCTTCTTTCTTAGGGTATCATAAATAACTCCCCCGTCTTTTGAGGCGACTTTCTGGAGCGCATCCTTAACCCAACGATTCCCGTGCATACGCATTGCGAGGGTTGTCCATATTTGGTTCATATTCCTTATCGGAAGCCACGGACGAAAGCCCATTGAGGCAGAGTATCCTAAAGACATAAACCACGTGGTTATGTCGTTTGTCAACGTAGGAGGAAGCTTGAAAGCTTGTAAAATCTTCGGAGTAATCTGACGAATAATCTGTTGAGCGTCTCCTTGAGGAAGTCCACCAATCTGTGAAAGATACGTGTAGAATCTCTTCCGTAAAACCTTATCCCCTTTTAAAGCTGTAAGTTTCGTTGCCTCGTCTATCAGCGGTCCGATGTACTTTTCTTTAAGCCCTGCGTTGACGTACCTAAAAAGCTGAGCCAACGGGTCTTTCTCCAACGCAACATCCAACACATCACTTACGCGTGCGTGCTTAAAAAACGCTGTCATTTCTTTCGGGACTTTATTATCAAAGACCTCCGCGAGAAACCCGTGTACATTTCCATCTGTCCATGCTTTTTTAGGATTCTGGTAATAATATTCTTTAACTCTCGGGAGATAATTGTCGATAAACTTCTCAGGAGCTACCCCGAAGTACGCAAAAGCTCCTTCTTCAGGGGTTTTTCCGTAAAACTCCCTTAACTTCTCCGCCATCTCGGTTTCTTTTGTTCCAAATTTTACTCCGGTTTTCCGAGCGTCCTCGAGAACCTTTGCCCTTGCGGTGTCATCCGCTGCTTCCGCGTACCTTCCTATCCAATAACGTTTCTTCTTAGAAACAACCTTTCCTTTGTCTTCAAAGATACTTAAGACTACCTTACGAAATTCATGCTCCCGTCCGGCGACGAACAATCGAGTAGATTCAATATTATTAAAAGTCTTAATAACCTCCGGATCTGCTCCTTCTGCGACAAACTTCTCTAAAGTACTCTTCGTCGGAGTCCAAAGCTGTCCAGCCATTGCTCGGACAGAGTAATCTAAGGGACCTTCTTGTAGGGCTTCCTCCGGGACTCTAAAAAAGTCCTGAGGCGGACGCTGGAAGCCGTCTAAGAGCTCTTCAGGTATCCCCGATAGCTCAGGTGCCCATTCAGGTATCGGGACATCTTTAAGGGCTTTATTCGCTTCCTCAAAGCTTTTAAAAGTAAGCTTATCTCCCTCGGAGCTATACAAAAACCAATGCCCGGCTTTATAGTCTAACCGGTAGCCTTTCTTAGCCGCTGAAAACTTAAGTTCGTCTACTTGTTTCCATGCTCCGTCGAGGTATTCCTTTGCTTTCCGAACCTGCGAAAAGGTTCTTCGCTCTCCGATATCGTCTATTAAAACCTCGAACTGCTTGCGTTTTTTATAAAACTCTATTCGTCCTTTATTCCCGCCAATTATCGAAACAGTATTTCCTCCATAGGACTTCCGCTGGAAGTTACCTAAGAATTTCATTAAATTTTCATGACTTGAAACTGCGATGGAATCCTTTGTAAACCGGACCCCTAAAGCCCCAGTTGGAGAAACAAGCGTTATCTCCGGACCTAACGCGGAGTCAAACTTTGGCACAAGATCTGGAGTTTGCTGCAGAATTCCCTCCAACGTCGCTCCTTGAGCGATTACCCGGGGACCTTTCTTTAGCTTATAAACATCTCCTTTTCCAAGTGTTAACGTCATTCCCTGACGTTCAGCAGCGAGCTTAAGCGTCTCAACAGAGATATTCTTGCGGATGATAAAGTCCGCAGCAGATTTAAAATCCGCGAACCTCTGAATTTCTTTTCCAGATAGCTTATTCACCAGCTTCCAACCATTCTCGTCTTTCAATAACCTTGATCCTAAAGAAATATCCGCCACATGAGCAGCGTACTCGGGGGTGAAGAGGCTTTGTTTTACAAGTCGCTCGGAGTAATTCTTTAAAAAATCCATCCGAAGTTCTTTCGGGAGCCCTTCTCCGGGAAGGTGTGTCTCTAAAGTTTCAAGGAGATTTTTTACCAAAGACTTTTCCTCTTCAGCGTCTAAAACTTTCTTAGGGAGTTTGAAGATTTCCTCGTTACTCTTTAAAACCTTCAAAGAATCTTTCTCGGCTACTACCCTTAGTTGCTTCACTACATCATCTGAAACCCCGGAACCCTTTGCATAAGCCTTCACAAAGCCATCGACCTGAGATTTCTTAAATTCCCCACCCTGCGGAGCTATAAGCCTCGTGAGAACATCGGCGTTTTTATTATACTTCTCAGGCAGATACCCTTGAATAACGGTCTTTATATGAACCTTATCCGCCCCAGCTGCTTTCTTTGCAAATTCCTTAACGTCCTTTTTCTTAAAAATTGGATTAACCGCTGCTTTCTTCATGTTCTCCATCATATAGTCGTTTATTTCTTTAGCGGAGGAAACTTTCTTCGCAGGTGATTTTCCAATTTTCGGAGAAATCTCAAACTTTCCTTCCCCAATGGGGATCATATTAAAGCCATTTTTATTTGCGATTATCACCGAAGCTTCCATGTCGGACAGCTTCCCGACATTCTTCATTAGCTTAAAAGCTGTCATAGAGGAAATGGCTTCTTTTTGAACATGCTCCGGAAGTCTCACAAGTAAATCCTTTGGAATATCTTCCCCAGAGAAAACATAATGTGAAAGTTTTTTCCATTCTTCGGCGTTTAAATTCTTATAAACCGTCGCTACATCTCCGTAGCCTTTTATACCCTTTGTTCCAAAAACCTTTGCCATAGGCCAGACGACGCCAGTTGCCCAGTTAACAACCAAATCTCCGAGAAAGTACTCCCCAAACCAGCGAGCGGACTTAGAGGCAATTTCCTGAAACCCATGATTTTCCCCGAGATTTTCCTTCATAAGCTCAAGTCCCCATTCACGAGCTACACCTATCGATGCGGTAACCCCTGCGTGCGCTGCTTCACCGGCTAACGACGCGAGCATCATTCTCGCAGGGGTAGTCGCCGAGGCTTCAATAGCGTTCTTCGCATTCGCATATAACGCCAGCTTTCCTACCCCTCGGGCAGACTTAACAGCGGTACCAGCGAGTCCTACGTAGAGCCCCGCGAAATCTGCAAGAAAGCCTCCTACTGACGCGATAGTTTTATAAACCCCAAGTTTCTTTGCCATCTGGGTATCTTGAGAAATAGCTGTATCAAAGAACTGAATAGCCTTTCGACCTTCGGGAGAAATTGTCAACTGACGATACTCAAGATCAGGAGTCAAAGACGAGTTCCCTTGAACTGCTTCTGCTATCGGAGCAACCAACGCATGGTCAAACAAGCTGACAATCAGCGACTGATCCTCAAAGGCACTAAAAACAACCATGTTCATCATTTTATCCTTCGCCTTTTTATCTCCCTGTTTCGCACGTTGCCAAAGACCATCTACCTGAGATTGAAGATTCTTATCCTCAAAAACCGGAGGTCGAAAAATCAACGCATCTACAATCGCCTGTTTTTCTGCGGGATTGTACTTCGCAAATTCAGGATTCGCTGGAAGATACTTCTTCGCATAAGCGGTGCGGATTTTTATTTGCTGATCGTACGTGTAAGCCGCAAACTCCGGTTTTGATTCTATTTCTTGAATAGTTGCCATTTAAGGTACCTCTTATTGCTCAAGACTCTGTAAAGCTGCGTCTGCATTAAAGCCGGAAGAAACTCCAGTCACCGGTGCGTAGGCTTTATTATCGGAAGGACTTAGAAATTCCGTAGTAGTATACTCAGGTTTTTTCTGAAAAGTAATCGCCTCAAACCAGTTTCTTCTTCCTTTGACGGTTTTAAGATCTATGCCCATTTGTTCTGCGGTCTTCTGGTACAACGTCCATGCGATAGAAGCTGGACCTTTTTTGAGATTTTCCTCCACATGCTTCCATGCGTTTTTATCGGTAATATCAACCTTCTTCAGCATATCAAGCATCGCTTTCTCAGAGAGATCGAACATGAACTTATATTCCGGATGCTCCTGAACAACCGCATCTTGCGCAGCCTGAGCAGCTGCCTGAAGGTACAACCTCGCCTGCTCGGTGTTTGCAATTTTATCGTTAATCTTAAGCTGGGCTTCTTGAAGAAGAAGATTTTTCCCGGTTACATCTTTCTGAAATTCAATATCTGACCTCTTTGCTGCATCTGGAAAATACATTGCAAGTAAAGTAGGATCTACTTTTTTGAGTTCCTTAAAAGTCTGCACAAGATTCTTCTCTCGCTCAGCATCTCTGATAGCCTTATCAACAGCGATATTCGCCTTTCGTACTGTCTCTGGAGAAAGACTTTCTCCTTTAGAGGCTTTATCAACAAAATCCACAACTGCTCCATCTGAGGTTGCTGCAAGAGCTTTCCGGGCTTTGTCACGATTAGCGGAGATTTTATCTTCAATCGTCCCATCTACAATCGCCTGTTTAACTTCTTGCACAGATCCAAAACCTAAAGCTTTTCCTTTTGCTGGACTTTTTCCCAAGAGATTTATAATCGCCTTTTTTTCGACAGCTTCCGGGGAAGAATATTCAGCCCCGAGTTTTTCTGCTTCCACCGCACTCTGGACTTGCTTTTGCATTAACGAGTCAAACTCTGGGGAATACGCTATTTGTCCACGAAGATTATTCATGTTTTCTCCAATCTGGAGGAAAAAATTTCCCGTAGCTTTGCTCTGACCCGGTTGCTGAAGTAGAGCTTTTTCTTGTAAAAGATACTTTCTCTCAGGATCATCTGGAGCGAGGTTTTTGAGCTTCTCGTCGATTGCTTGAATTTTCGCTTGAGTCTCAGGAGAAAGCTTCTCTTGCGTAGACTGATTCTGCATTTGCTGATAATACTGATATGCAGAGGTTCGGTTATTGGGGATAATCTGCTGAGTCTGAGACCCTTGTCCAAGTTCCTGCTTAATCTGAGATGCTCGTGCGTCAATCTCCGGGGTCGACTTTCCCTGAGCCTGTACCCTCTCTAACGCCTGAAGTTCTTGTTCTTTAGAAGCCTGTGCAGGAGCAAGACTCATAGTCTGCTGTTGCTGCTGAGAAGCCTGAGAACCTTGAGGGACATTTCCAGCAGTCTGCCCTTGCCCTTGCTGCATCTGCCCGGTATACTCTCCAGATCTTGCTCCACCTGTAGGAGCCATACCACGAATCTGCCCACTTCTGTCTACAATATTCGGATAATCCAATCCGACTGTCTGCTGATTCCAAACATCTCCGAATAGACCGGAGAGTTCCTGCATTGCTTCGGGTTTACCACTCTGAAGTAAGCTATACGCTTGAGAAGCAGCTACCTGACCTTGTTGATCTGGGAGTAAATTAAAACTCGCAATACCATCCATATACCTCGAAGCTGTCTCATCATCCCATCCGTGCATAAGTTTCAAAGACTCCTTAAGCACCGGGTTTTTATCCTGCGCATTCATCACCATTTGTTCTGGAGTCGGAGCTGCTGCTTTCCAGAGAGTTTGACCTTGAAGGCGTTTATCTTCCCTATCAAACTCTCTCTGCATCTCCTGAAGCTGCTTTTGATTCTGAAGCATCTTCAACGCTTCACTTAGTGACTGATTCATAACCTTAAAGGAATCCATCATGGGATTCCCGCCTATTACTCTTCCACCTGCCATTTTTTCTTATACCTCCTTTTTAACTCGACGCGATCTTATATCCGGTGTACGCATTCGCTCCGGTAGAAAGTCCCATCATCCCGTAGTCAAACAACCCCGGTTGATACGCGTAGGTAGGTGTATAGTACTCTGGAGCTCCGTAAGCTGCAAGACCCTGAAGTGCGGAATTTTGAAGCCCACCATAATACCCGAGAATATTACTATTCTGCTGACCCTGAAGCCCTGCCGCCGCATTCAACGCGGTGTTGTAAAGTCCAAGCTGTTGTCCAGAGATGTCTGTTGCTGCTGCTGCGTAAGCGTCTCCAACGCCTTTTCCTACCGCCTCACCAAAGCTTCCACTGTAAAGTCCAGTCCCAGCGTACTGGGATGCTATCTGACGTTGAGCATCCGCAGCTGCTCGTGCTGCGAGATTCTGCCGATCATCCCCGTAGGTCCCAATAGCCCCCTGAAGCCTCGGATCTCCGAGGACACTTAAAAAATCCATATCCCCCTGTCCAGACATCATTTGCTGAATATACGCAGATGCCTGAGCATCTCCTGCTCCATACGTCTGCTGCATCATATTAAAAACTTGATTTGTGTATGGATTTATATTCGTCGAATCTGACGCACTTCCTACTTGTTTGTAGTCTCCTCCCATTTTATAATACCTCCTCCCTTAAAATAGAATAAACCTTCATTCCCATTGGTTGTGAGTTTTTCTTTACATACGCCCGGAGAGTTCCCTCGTATGTGAACTTTAGCTTTTTTTCCAAAAACCGTATAGCCGCCTTTGCATACGGAGCAACGGTTGTCTGAAGGCGATAAAGATCAAAATACAGAAACGTCCAGACTATCAATGCCTCAAGATCCCCAAGCCTCGCTGAAAGCTTGTGGTCCCAAAACACCGGGTGAAAAGTCGCTTTAAGCCCCGGGTCGATGTCGGTGAGAATTACAATTCCCCCTGAAGTTTCAAGCACCACCGTGTTAGGACGAAGAAACTGAGCAAAGTAAGTTTCCCGGGACTTCATCCGGTCGTCTACGAAAATCGAATCATAGTCCTTTATAAGCTCCCATATACGGTCAAGTTCCTCTGGGGTGTATGTAAGTAGTTTCCATCCGTCTGGTAAATTATCCATCTTAAAACCTCACCTCTTGTCCGCGAAGTTTTACCCGTAAGGTAATTTCTGTTAATGTAAAAACATTATTAGAGGTGGTTGTTCGGACTCTAAAGCGTACCAAACTTCCGGTTACTCGGAAGTCTAACTTCCCCTCGGTGCCTCCGGAGTCTATGGTAAGCTCCCCAAGCAGCTTCCACGTAAGACCTTTGTCTGTAGACGCCTCAACAGTTAACCCTAAAGAAGCCTCAACCGGATCTTCGGTTTTTAGGGAAATCTTTGTAAAGGTCTTATTATGCTGAGGAGCTCCAAGGTCCAAGTCCCCGGTAATAAATTCTCCAACAGCATTCCCATAAACATCATCCACCGGATCATCAACGAAGAAGAATAATCTGCCGCTAATCCCCGCGTATAAATGAGCATCTTCTTTAGAAAGGTACGTCATGTTGTCGATGCTTGAGTAAGAAATATCCAAGTCGTCGATAGTCCCCGCGAGATCGTCAATCTCTAACCCTTCAAAAACCTTTGCCACCCCAAGCATGGTACAGTTTACATTCACCTCTCCCCACGATTGAGTGATGTAGTTATAAACCCAGATTTTCTCAATATTACTACCATTGTAAGGTATTCCGAAGTAAATTAAATTCTCCTTAACATCCAACGAAATATCAGCATGAGCAAGGTTAGTGCTTTTTTTAACCGTTGCTTCTACAACAGGAGTTCCAATTTCTTTCACTCCCTGTGAGGAAAGCTGGTAGATGTTATTCTGACCGACGAAGATCAACGAATCGTAAAACTCCACCACCGCCCGGCGTCCTGCGAGACCTACTTCTGGAGAGTCTATTTTCTGAAAATAAATTGGCAACGTAGGAATCTGAGAGGGGATTCCAATGTAAATCGCGTTATCAAAAAGTGCAATCAATGTATTACCCATTGGAACGAGCCGTTGTAGGTCTCCTACTTGGTAAGGTAAGTCTACATAGTTTGCGGATGGAAATTCATCAAATACCCCCGGATCTGTCCAACGGACTCTAAAGCGGTAACGACTTCCAGATTCTTGAATGTTCCCGATATAGACTCTATCCCGGAAGTACGCGATGCAAGAGGGTATGTAGGAAATATCGGAGTTTAAAAGCCCTAAGGTACTTCCGTTGTAAACCAACGGAGGACGTGCTCCGTCTACGAGAATCAGTGAATTATCCGCGGTTATTACTCCGTCTAAGTAGCGGTCGTTGTCAAAAGAAAAAGCTCGTTGGATATTGTAGTTAACCCCTGTGTATGTTCCACTTAAAGCTTCCTTAAGCGTTATTGAAGTATCAGAGTTTATAGATTTAATAGTCGCCTCTTCATTTGCTGTCCCGGTGTCTATAAAGATAACATCTCCGGAATGTAAGTTCGCTGAAAGCCAAGCGGTGGAGTACCCGGTTACCGCGGTTCCAGTGGCATCCACGGTTCCGGTAGCGTACTCCCAGTAAATTCCATTCAAGTCCGTTCCACTTACTTCGTATAAAAACTTCTCATCATTTACCAATGCTTTCTGGAGTCCGGTAGTTGGAGAATAATAAGAAAAAAGATTCTGGATCTCCGGATAACGAACTTCTCCAGAGGAATATTGACGAAGAGACTTTGCCTTTGTAAGTCCTCGAAGCGTTGGGTAAAAATTCGAGCAACTCAAAAATGCTCCCTCGGGAATCCCGTTAGACGGTAAATTCCTCACCACCCCTTTCGTCAGCGGACGAAAAGCTAATGTTTGAGGATTATTCGGAATAAAGTTAACCTTATTTTCCGCCATCTTGAGTTTTTCTCCTTGTCTCAAACCCGGTGAAAACCATGAAGTACGTCGAGGTAGAGCCTATAAGAGTAATTAAAACTTCCTTCGGAAGCTTTATATATGCATTTCCAAACAAACATCCAGCTAAAAGAACCATTAAATAAACCGCCAGAAGCCACCTGCGGGATTTCCATTTATTATATTTCTCCTTTTCTTTATCTTCAATCATCCTCAAACCTCCTTTACTTCGTAATATCTTAACGATAATATTCTATCATACTTCGGAGACGGTGCAAAGGGATCATAGGTAAAAAGTCTAAAATGTCCATTTCCTCTAATTGTTCTAACATGTGCAGCGATATAGTCTCCTTTTCGAGACCCCCACGCAGGCTTCCGGGCTGCCAAAGCTTCATCTACATAAAAAGCCCCAACATAGAAGGCTTTTTTGTTAAAGTCCTTTAAGAAAACCAACCCTTCGTTAATAACTGCTGCATGGTCATTCACATAACAATCGTCCTCCATGTGTCCGCGTTTTATTAGATGTTCATACATAAAAAGCACATCTTGCTTAGAAAGTCTTTTCCCAGCTGCTTTTTGAGCAATTGTAAGCAATGTTATAAAAAGACAACCTGCTTTCGCGATTTGGGGGTTTTCTTTCCTAAAATCCGTTTGTTTTAGATATTCTTCTTCTCTCATCTTCCTAAACCTCTTTATAGGGCACAAAATAACCTTCTTTACCATCTACTACTATCCCACATCCAAGCGTTGGCTTTAAGGGAAATTCCCTCCCATACGCCATTGCATAGGCTTCGACGTCTACCCCACAGCCGACATTCAGTCCAAAGACTGTGTCTCGCGGACCTGCGAGATACTGAACCCCACCGTAAGAATGACCATGCCCCATAACCACCGAACATCGGCTTTTCAACGCCAAGTTCCTTGCTCCATTGACTCCCGAGGATCCGACTCCATGAAGATACCTAACTTCCTCAAAGTAAACCTCCGGGACAAACTTCCACGACGGAACACCGTATAAATCTCCATACTCGCGTAAGCTTCCTCTTGGAATCCCCATAGAAAAAAGCTTCCTTTCCGGAAGCTTATCATGGTTACCTAAGGTAACAATCGCATAAGGAAATTCTTTTTCCCACTTAGAGAGCCTTCCGCGAACAACGGCTAACTCATCTCCAGCGGAAAGACCATCAGGGTCTGACTCATGGTATGAAATCGCATGATTATCTACAATATCCCCTATGAAAATTACCCTCTGAACCTGCCACTCATAAAAGACTTTCCGAATGAATCTGAAGTACCCTTCATGTGTAAAGGGCTCATGTAAATCTCCTACAACTCCTACTATCATAGCATTATCCCAAACAACTTCAACAACGAAGGGACTTGTGCGACTATTAAGATTCCCATAAAAACAATCATTACAGTTAGCTTAGTGTTTATCCTGATCAACGCTTTCTCTGAATCATCCATGCGTTTTAGAAGTCCTTTATCTCCGTTACCGTAGATTGCGATTCTAAGTCTTGTAAGTAAATCTTTATGATCTTCAATCATTTGTTTTGAACAAAGCTCTGCTTCCATTCTTTAAGCCTCCATTTTTCTTGTTTACCTTAATCTCAAGGATGTTCATGTTATGCCCATGACCCCTCGGCTCTGAATGTTCCTGTTACATTAGTAGCTGTATTAGAAGTTCCTCTAGCTACTCCAAGATAGAACCCTGATGTGTCATTAGGGCCAACGCCGGATTCATTCATAGGGAACCAGCTATTGCCTCCTGTATCTCCTGCATATGAGACATGCTTATAAGAATTAAAAGCCTTAATATAGCTTATTTTAGGGGCATTAGTATATGCAGTATATAGACTTCCCCATGCTGTAGATATATCAATAGTTTCGTCGAAGCTACCTTCTATCACCATTCGTTTATTTTCCAGAAATTTATAAACTGTCTGTGAAGTTCCGACTATTGTATCCTCATAATCAACAACCTGCCACACTGACCCGTCAGAGATTAGCCTTATATGTCCGTCACCTTCGCCGTTATAGTCTAAAGCCGTCGTTCCATCAGGCTGGTATATTGTTAATTTATATGTTCCGCCACCGCTCCATATTATTTCCTCTTCTTGTGGTGCCCCAGTTATTGCAGGTAAAGTATGAGATTGATCCGCTGAAGATAAATCATAAGAATAAGGAAGCTTTTTTTCTATGTAATAAGACAAACTTGTATAAGTCGAAGATCCATCCCCGACCTTTAAATTCCCAGTGTCTGTTTCTATCGCTCCCTCACCTTGAGCAAGTACCGGATTGTAAGCCTCCCAATTCGCTTTCGTATCTGGTCTAAAACTTATTATCCCATCGTATGCCATTTTTATTTGTTCCTCCTTTTAATAATAAACTCCAAAAGCTCTACATTTGTAAATCAACCTTCCTCCAGCAGAATTAGTTGAAAGAGCAGTAGCATTATAGTTTAAATAAACCTGAAAGCTCCCACCATCACTTCTTGGCACTACTATGTTTCCTTCTGTTCTGAGATAAACACTATTACCTGTTTCGTAGACAATACCTCCGAAGTATCTGGAGTAACCGTTTATAACTCCATAAGCAGTTGCTCCGGAATATAATCGCGAACCACTTACAGATGTTGTTTGAGCTTGATACTTAGCATTATTCATATAGTAATAAAGTTGAACATAAAGATTGACCCCTTTTATATTAGAATCTTCTAAAGATGAATAGCCTAAATTTGTAAGGGTCATAGATTTAATAAGAGAACCACTGAGGGAAGTAGAAGTTGTAGCTGGTATTATATAATCCCACATTGTAACATTAGCCGCATAGTAATCGTCTAAAAAGTAAAAATGTCCTCCAGCGAACATGTGAGAACCTAGAGAAGCATCTGGAAGATCGTGGATAACTTCACCATCTTTGTTTGTAACAAGTAACCCTTTAGATCCAAGTTTTAGATTCCTTTCAGCTTCATCAGATCCTATTTCCATGTCTCCACGGAAAACTCCATCTCCGGTTTCAATAAATCCGTTCTCTAAATCAAACTTACTCCCAGATACTCCGGGTACGTAATTATGACTCTTTAAGGAATCTGTCTCTATCTGTCCTCCGTCTATCAACGTTGTTCCAGCGTGTGTCCCATCTTTAACCCAACCGACATCCGCAGGAATTTTCCCCCAATTTAAATACACAGGTGCCTCATCTGCCGGAGCCCCACCGTAGTAAACAACCGGAGTTTCATTCGCAGGTGCTCCTCCTTTATAGGTAGAAATATCTCCTCCAACTACTTTATGAGTCTGTCCGGTATCCGTATCTTCCCATGTGTCGTTCAAATACATCGGCGTCGGAGCCAACGGCTGATGGTACGCGATCCCGGTAATCCCCTCTACCGATCCATCCGCAACCAAGCTACTTAACAGCAGCTTCCACGGGGCTTTTAAGCGTAAAGTTGGCGAAAGGCTCTTCGGATTCGAGTACTCCCAAGCTTCAAAGGGAAAGCCCATGCCGCCGATTTGAGTAAAATCAATCGACCCCTGACGAACAGGATTTATTATCGCTTTCTGTGGATCTTTCTCAAGTTCCATTTCTAAGGCTCCTTTAGGTTTTTATAATAAAGCTAACACTCAACGACGCAGGTTTTGTTTCTGCTCCAATTCTCGCGGTTCCATAGGTAGCATCCGTTTTTACCCCAGTTACCCGAACATTCAGATAATCGTTATAATCCGGAGATCCATTCTCGTCTCCATTCGAACCTGAGCGCTTCAAAAGATTCAAGCTGTCTAAACCGTTAAGCCCATGAATATGCCCTTGAAGGGTATCTTCTTCAGCTTCTCCTACTACACCTCCGCTAAACGCAACTCCCAGAGCATCTGTAAGACTTCCGTTAGTTCCCGCGCCACGAGGGAAAAGCCCACGAAAATCTGGAAGATTAAAAGTCGTAATACCATCACCGGGACCAAAGCTTATTCCTACAACCGCAAACAATGCTGCGTAAGTTGCACGGCTAACCGCTGATCCGTCGCAAAGCAAATATCCAGAAGGAGCAACCGAACCTCCGTACATAGAAATAACTCCTGTCGGAGTCGGAGGGACATTAACAAAAGCAGCCCCATCGTAGACGTACAGTGAATTATCATCCGAGTCGATCCATATTCTCCCGGCATCATCGGCTCCTAAAGCAGCTCCCGATGATCCCGGCTGTGCCGTAGGCTCCGCAACTTGATAATACGCTACCGCACTTCCGGGTCTGTGACGCCAGTCCTTCGTATAAGCTCCGAGCGTCGAATCATCTACATACTCCGTGTGTTCATTTCCGACACGCTCTAAAATTGCTTCCTTAAGCTCCCGTATTTTATCATCTATCGTTGACGCATTTGCACTTCCTGCTGGAGAAGCATCAAAACTTGCATCCCATGTTACAGCCATTTTTTATTCCTCCTTTACTTAAGTTTCAGCTTGCCTTGACCAAAGCTACGTTCTCCGGCGATGTCAAGATTCTCCACCGTTCGTTCCATGAAGCCTTGGAAGTCGCGTTTGGTAGAATATTTCTCATTAGATTCTCCTTCTCTTCGGTAGCCCCATTCGATGCCCCAAAGAATAACCCCATAGTGGAATTGCTCAGGAATTTCCGGTTCATCTGTAGGAGCCGACATATCCGTCGGAGTCCGATAATATTCCATCCGGAACCATTGTTCTTCTTCAGGAGCATAGTTGAAGTAAATCTTATTTCCAAAGCGGTACCACTCGGTAGGATCTCCGGTGGAGGTCCTTAAGGTTACAAAACTTGCTCCTCGAGCCGCATGTCCAAGAGTCCGCTCATTCGCAAGGTCCTCGATCTTCAAAACCTCTATCAAATTACCGTCTGCCCTCCAGCGGTCCGAGACTTCCGGAAGAATAATATGCTCCGATGCCCATGCGTGTGAAGAAGGAACAAGCAACGAGAAACTTTTATAAAGCGAATACTCGTCACCCATCTCCGGTGCACTTGAGAGATCTTCGCTTAGAGTCGCTGTCCTAGAAGCTCCGTCGTAGTCAACAATAAGCCGGGTTTCTCCGTTTACCTCAAAGATCCAACCATTGTAACGGTCGTCCTGAGTCCCAACATCTCCAACTGGAAGCTCTACAGTAGAGGTAGAACCTCCGATTTCCAAGCTTCCTTTGATAACCTTGCTTTTAAAGAAAAGATCTCCTACAAGATTCGGCAGTCGAATTATTCGACCTTTCACGGTTTTATAACTCGCGATCCTCCGCTGAGCCATGTTTGCAACAAACGTTAAATAAGGACCACCGTTATAAGATGTATCAGTAGAAGGATCTAAGTCCGTTGGCTCTCCAAGAGCCTTCCATATTTCTAATCTTATTTCCTCAAGAGTCATTTAAGCATCCTCCCATTTTGAAAATTCCTGTACTGATCCGGGGGTGTTTTGGGGAAAATGAAAGTCAAGTTCACTCATAAAAACCTCTCCATCGAAGGTGTCCTTCGCGTCGTCACCTTTTCGGTAAACCCAGCAGACGAGGATACTCGAGATTGTATGTTCTCCACCTTTTAACTCCGCAATGGTAGTTGCTCTATGAGTTCCTTGTGTTGGGGCTGGAAGGGCTTTTTCAACTATCGTCGTATTCCCTACTATCCCATCGACATTTACCCAAACATACTCAAGTCCCCAAAGAATATCTCCATCTCCAGCATCCTTTCTCATCCAGTGAACGTGCAAGCGAATTTCCTCTCCCTCCGCATACGAATGCGGAAGCTGTGCAGTGAAGAAAATCGAGCTTGTTTTTCCGTGAGGAAAACTTAAAGCCATAATCCCGAGACTTCCGGTGGTTACGCCTATAAGACCATCAACAACGGTTATGTCTGTTCCGGTTATGTCGTATCCAGAGCCGAGCGTCGCAGAGTTAGTAAGCGAATCTTGAAATCTTAAAACTAAGTCCGTAGACTCCGTAATCCCCATAGGAAGCCCGGTTATCCCCGCTCCGCTGTTGTACATTGCGGTTATCTGCGCGTCCGTTAGAACAACATTAAACATCTGAATATCGTCCATGATCCCGTCAAAGTTTCAACCACCGCTTTTGTACTGGCCGACTATAAGCCCATCGGTGCTTGTTGATAAGGTAGCTCCGAGGACTGTCTCTTCCTGTAGGGTCCCATTTACGTACAGCTTAACTCGTACACTCGTTCCCTCTAACACAACTGTAACAACCGCCAGCTGAGTCTCTCCGGCAATTAAGGTATTTCTCGAAGTCTGAGCACTTACACTTCCGTTCGGGGAGAATATCAACCTCCCATTCGAGATATAAAACTCAAACCCTCCAGCGGTATTTCGGTCCATGAGTTCTTCCTGCGAAACATCATCCGGGTTTATCCATATTGCAATCGACATCGACGAAACATCCAGTGCGCTATAGTATGCAATTGTTCCGTTACTTGTAGAGCCATTAAACTCAAACGCAGATCCGGTTGTCGCAGATCCATCATTGGCGATTATCTTCCTCACAGACGGATTCGCTCCAAGCTCGGGCAACGTAAGTGGATTTACCCTTAAATCCGTCCAACCTCCGGATCCAAATTTAAACCATCGAGCTAACTCTAAAATATCTAAATTACTAACCGCCATTTTCTTAACCTACGCCAAGAAAACGTTAACGGTCCCAGAGCCAAGAACCGATGTCGCAAGACCATCTACATGTATAGGCTTCTTAAACATAACATTCAGATCCTGCCCTGCTGTACCTGTAAAGGGTCCCAGCACAGTATCCCCAGAAGAATCCGCAAACGTAAGCAAATCTCCGGTGGTTGCAATCCCAGTCCAAACAAACCCTTGAACCGCAAGCCTTCCTTTCTGCTCATCCCCTGCTGCTGCATAGTACAAGCTTCTTCCTGTATTATTAACTACTGCCATTTTTTACTTCCCTCCTTAAGAGTAATCTCCAGTTATCTCCGCCGCAGATTTTTTATCTATCTCCAGATAATGGTCAAACCGATAACAGTACGCTGCTCCGGAATCATCCAACTCCACCTCATCCTCCGGATATGAAAGACCACAAATCTGGCAATTGTACCATTTACGAAAACTCGCAGGACCTTTTGAAGTATAATTTGCCTGTATCATCGTTCCTCCAGCGCCATCATCTACTTCTTCATACTGCGGTCCGAAAGCCATCTAAAAACCTCCATTATCTCTATTATCTCCAACTAAAAAAGGGATGCTTTTCAGCATCCCGTCCTTTACGCTATCAACCCATGAGCTTTTAGGGCGGTTAGGATAGCATTTAGCTTAACTCCTAAAGCATCCAACGCTGCTTCTACCTCGGTGTCGGTGAAGGTTGCTGATATGTCATGAGCAGTTATAGCATCTGTGATTGACGCCTGCTGTCCTGCAAGAATCCTATTCCCGCTGGAATCGTACAACGCATCCCCGTCAAGCTGTAGGGTGTCTAAGTTTGTTTTCGCCATTTAAGGTTCCTCCGTTTAGAAAAACCTCTGGAACGTCAATAGCTCCAGAGGTATTTGTCAATTACTACATCAGCTACCAACATTCCCATAAGCACCTTTGTATCTGTTGACGAAGGTAGTAAACCTCATCATTACCTTGAAGAGTGCGTTATTCGTGAGAAAATCATCCGAGGAGTCAACCACCGGCTGTTCTTTCCACAGAAACCTAAAATCATGCTCAGGTGCAAGCAGGAACCATGCGGTATCAGAGGTCAAGTACCGGCTGATATGCAGCTGATAAGGATTAACCATTCCGTTCTCAGGGTTAACCGTATTAAGATCTCGATTCGCAGATCCAATATTCATCATATTCTTCATCAGCTGCCCAGCGGTGTAGCGGAGAGCTGTAGGAACGATCAGCATGTTAGGCTGCATGAGTATTGGATTCCCAGCTTCATCGACGAGGTTATCATAATACTCAAACGCTGCCTGAAGAGAAGTCTCAGAAAGACTCGCAGCGGTTCCAGTATTCGAGATTGTATCTCCGGATTTCAAAGTCGTGTGATCCGACGCGAAAATATACTTCCCATCCCATGCGGTGTGGTAGGTAAACCCGCGGTTAAACAGATCCCAGAAAACCGTCTCGCGTTTCTGAGCCGCAGACTTCGCAAGCATCCTCGGCATCTGTTTGAACTGCTGGTGCAGATCATCTTTCATCATTTCCTCGGTGATCTGGAAACCAAGTCCATACTTTGTGTAATACCGAGTTACCTTATTTCCCTCTGCCGGAAGATCAAACTGAACACCAGTTCCCTCGGGAACTTCATACAGCGCCCCCAGAGGAGAAAGCTCACTTTCCGTGTAATCATGCCCAGCAGGTGCGTTTCCGATGTGGGCTATCCGATCAAACTCACTCGGATGTGCTGCATAATCGTCGAAGAAAATCTTCGATATGGTTTTGTCTAAACTATTTCCAAAAATCTTCGTATTAGTAATCATACCTTATACCCCCGCTCTCAGAGTAAAAGCAACAAGAACCTTGTTACCGATGCTTCCGGATGTTTCTCCATCCTGAAGCTCTACCATTTTAACCTGTCCACTGGTAGTTGTAGCGGGATCTATTTTCATAGCCCCGGATGTGAAATCGGTTATATCACATTTCTGGTACTTATAAGTAGCTTCCACATAGCCAGTTGTCACGGTAGGTACCTCAAAGATACTCTGAGGTCCCGCGGGATAAACCGCTACTTCTTCCCCAGCATCCGCATCATGCGACGCTACTCCGATTACTAAATCTGCCCCAGCTGTAACCGGTGTAACTTCATTCTTGTTAGTTCCCAGCTTAAGAGCATCTCCTTCTTTAACAGCGTCCTGAGCTTTAAGAATCTCCAACTCCGTATGAACACCGTTGTAATCTTTCACATATCTGAATCCCATTTAAGAATCCTCCCTTAGTCTTTTTCTCTAAACGGCTGACCGCCAGCGGCTTTTAATTCCGCCATAGCAGTTGCTTCAACCGCTTTGTTTCTCCGGATGGACTTCTCTGCAATTGCCTGATCACGGGCTTCTTTTCTCTCCTTCGGCATTTCACACAGTATCAGTTCATCTACACCATTAGCGGAGACAGTCTTTGTTGACGATCCTCGGACGGTTTTTCCATCTGCATCAACTCCTCCAAAGGTACGAACATTCGGATCCGTACATACCCGACCTCCCTCGTATGCGTACTGCTGGAGTTCATCTGGACGCTTCCAAGCATAGTGCATATCCGGGCGGCCTCCTTTGATGGTTAAGCGCTGGGTAGCTGAAGCAAATCCCGGACGAGGTTTGAAGAATTTTTTACTATCTTTAAGGTCCGAGAGATTCAACGTCTGGTAACGAACTCCACAGGCGATGGTATAGCGAGTGCGATTAATGGAGTTCAACTGGCTGATTTCCTCTTGACTCAAAGGTAAAAAATCCTCCGGGTCGTCTTTGAAAAAGATCTCCACTCCTTCTGATTGATATTTTATAATGTCCTCTATTGTATTGTCAATAGAAATAAATACTTTTTTAGAGGTTTTTTCTTCTTTGGAGCTTTTAGAGTTATTGGAGTTTTTAGTTTCCTCCACGAGGGCTTCCACTTTTTTCTCTCCTTCTTCTTCTTTAACCTTCTTCGGTCTCCCGGGTTTTTTCTTTGTAGCTTCTTCCAAAGCTTCTTCAGGTATTTCTTTAAATTCTACTGGCATTTTCTACGTCCTCCTTTTTATTTCCCAAACTCATGTCCGGGGACTCTCAAAGACCCGGATTTCCACATTTCATAAACTCTTGCTTTATCGTCTTTATCTCCACGACCTTGAAGTCCTCGCTGACCTGCTGCTTCCCAGACGGCCTTCGGGAGAATATTTGCTTTTCCACGTCGACGGGTTCCGGTCCCGGTTCCGGTTTCTGAGTGAATCGGAGGTCGGGTTTCAGGGGGATTCCCGGATTCTCCCTTAAGCTCCCTTAAAAGTTCCTCCCTCATCTGAGCTTTCATTTCCTCCAAAGTTTCTGAAAAATGCCTTGATGCTACAATATCTGCTGCTTCTTTATAAACATTCGGATCGGTAAATTGTTTTACCGGAGGAAAACTTTTCACAACTTCCTCTACCTCTGGAGCGTACTTTTCATAAACCTTCGACTTCTCAGGATCCAGCATTAAAAACTGCTTCGCATACGAAACATTCGTCTGCATTATTCGCTGAAACTCCGGTGCGAGCTTTTGCATCTGGAACTTCTCCAGCATCCCATAAGGATCCTCGAGAAACTTCTCATTAAAGTTATCCTTCTCAAGCAAGGGGTCTTTAGGAGCCTGCGGCTGCTGAGGCTGAGGCTGAGGCTGAGTCTGGGGCCTTAGCGTTTGCCCGAGCTCCGAAATCCCCTGCTGAAGAGCCATAGTAGCGTCCGCTTGCTTACGAAGTTCTTCCATTTGGCGTTGGAGGGCTTCTTTTTCTTCTTGAAGCTTTTTAACATCCTCTGGAATAGGATCCTCTTCTAAAGCATCATCCGGAATTTCATCTATCCCGTCTACCAAAAACAGTGGCTCGTCCTCGAGCTCTCCTCCTGAGAGAGCATTTGCAATGGGATCGTCTACGATTACATCTCCCCCACTGCCGCTTCCGCTTCCGCTGCCTCCTCCGGAGTCCGGAGCAAGGTTTATGAAATTAAAAAATTTCTCCATTTCATCCATTCTTAAGTTCCTCCATTATTTTTTCTATTTCTCCAAAAAGCCTTCTAAAGGCTTTTAAAATTCCCTGTGATTTGAATATCTTCTGCATGTCCTGTGAGTGTTCAAGTTCCGCACGAGCTGAGGCTTCTAAACGGGAAGCAAATTTCTTTAAAAGCTTCAGTTTCTGGGCATCTAAATCCGCAATTACCTCTACTTCTCCGGGGCTTAGATTAAACTTCTTTGCAATTCTTGCGATTTCTAAAGAGTCTACCATTTAAAACTTCCTCCCGGGCTGAGGTCCTTGTGGACCGTTGGGCCCCTGCGGACCTTGTGGTCCCTGAAGCTTCGCTTGTTCTTCCTGCACGACCATCTGCTTCCTCGCCTGCGAAACCTGCTGGTCTTTCATATTCTCAATCGCATCCATCATTAACTCAAGGTCTTTTATATAAGGCAGAAAATCTCGCCTATCATCTTCTCCGAAGAACTCCATTATCTGGTCGAGCAGCTTCGTTCCGCCTATGTAAAACTTCGTCATACTTGCCCGGACTTCCTGCGGGATTTGCGCTTGCTGATTAAACAGCGTCATAGCAAGTTGAATGAGCTTCTCGCCTCCGGAAGTATAAAGCTGGAACAGTGTCAGTATATTCTGCCTCCTCGCGTCCTCGGTTTTCTGAATATCCGTTGTCTGTACGCGGAACTGAAAGGTCGTAGGAATATCCTCGACATTCATATTTAAAACTTCCTTCAGTGGCTCAACATATTCTTCTTTAACAAGATTCGGCAAATCCTCTAAAATAAGATCCTTATTCCGAATAAGCTGGAAGGCAACAATCTGCCCAATCTCCGAGTAAGCATCCTCAATACTCTCCGAAATAGCTGCGAAAATCTTACTCCCCTGCTGAGCAAGAAACATTGTTCCAGAGGAAGTCGCCCGTGTTCCCGCGGCTCGACTCTCAAATCCCATCATTGCATCTGTAGAGCCTGTTGCGCGGTCTGCGTATTCCTTTGCCATTAGTTCTGCCTGCAAGGTTCCATATCCGATGTCCGGAAACTTCACCGGTATAAAATCCTCCTGTGGATCATCCACCTGAATATGTTTCAAGGGTCTAAATTCCTCATCGGGACCTATCCCGCTTCCTCTCCGGCTTACGAACATCTGAAGCATGCTTATGTGGGTTCCGTCGATTCGCATATTATGCAGGGTGTCTATCTCATCCTGAAGGCCTTCAACCATCCATCCAGTGCCCATTGCGTAGAGCTCTCCGGGGATCTGGAAATACGGAATCCTCACAATCGGTCGGACTCCGAGGTCATTATACTCCACCCGTAGAAAAGTCCCAGTCGTCGGCTCGAGCCAGATAATAATATCCTCCGGAATCCCATCTCCATCAACATCCCAGAAAAGGTAAGTCTCGTAAATTGTGTATTCCGAAAGCCCCTCTTGCGAGTAGTTAATCCCAATCCTCTTCAATGACTCTTCCCGACCTTCATCTAACTTCGCAGTCTCACCCTCAAGAATAACATCCACATTTTCATAAATACCCTTCGCCTGACGCTGTAAAAGCTCATGTTTCCGGAGGTAAATCTTATGAGCCACCCACGGAGCTCTCTGGAGATCATCTCCCCATTCGGCACGAGTTAAAAGATCCTCTATCCGAATCGGAATAACATCGGGAGTGTTTTTTACCTTTTTAGAGACCGTCTTTAGTTCTCCATTTTCCCGGCGTTTAAAATTCCATTCTTCAATCGTCCATGGAATCTTAACAAACGCGGTTCCAAGAGAAACTGTGTCATACAAAATAACATTATTCTTTTTCCGAAGATTCATGTGCCTCGCGCTGTCTACCAACTTCTCAAGCAAATTCTCCAACGCCTCTGCTTGTTTTTTCTTTTCTTGAATATCCGTCAACACCGACCAAAAAGGTCTGCGGCGTGAGAAGTTATTCTTTATTGTCGCAAAATTTCCATTTGCATTTGTCATTGCCAATGGTACGGTTACATTAGACGCTTTCTCCCACGGGTAATTTTTCTCTTCCTTCTCCGGCATTGCCTGACGCTGACGGCGCCATTTGCGGACCTTCCGGAGGAACTTATCCCGGTTCGTCCCTGTCTCAACATCTTCAAATTCAAATCTCAGGTACTCTAAAATCTCCTGCTCCTGCTCCTCGGTTAAAATAGACTCCGAGTCAACCAACGATTCTTCAATAACAAATCCATCGTCGGCTTCTACCACAATGTCCTCCGGCTGTTCAGGTACTTCAGCGGAAGTTCCTTTTTGCTCTATTGCCATTCTTATACCTCCTTTAATATCCTGTTATTCCTCTTATCGCTGCACGTCGCTTTCGTTCAGCGGATTTTTTTCTCCTCTCTTCCTCTTGTGACAACGGTCGTACAGCGGCTTTTAAGGCAATTGTTACCATATCTAAAACATCCTTCCGTTGGGATTGCGGAAAGGCCCGTTGCTCTTCCCAGAACTCTGGCCAGATAGATTCTTCGACATAGAAATTCCCCCGTTCAAGCTCAGGCTGGAGCGTCGTCCGGATTCTCGCTGTTTTTTCCCCCACCGCAACCGTCGGCCGAAGATTCAACGTCTGCTTCCGGCGTTGCTGTTCAGCTTGCAGCAGCGGTCCGAGTATCTTAAACGGTCCTTGAGCTTCAAGGAAAGTCCCCCGGAGATACCCCTTAAACTTCCGCATCGCTGCAAACATCCAGTCAAAAACCTTTGTTACTTTTACAAAGCCGACATTCAGGGAAATTAAAAACCTTTTTCCATCCGGAGCGGTTGCAAGAACTCCAACCGCGGATCTCGAGGTTTTAGCACTCAAAGACTTCTCCGACGCTGCCGGGTCAATTGCCATCACGACATCGCAGTTCGCGAGGCTTATAACCTTCTCACCGTCGGTTCCATAGTAGCGGATATTCCAAAGCAACGCTGACTCTCCTCCGGGAACATCAACCGTCTCTGCTTCTAAGAAACATTTTTTAGCTTCATATTCATTAAACTCCGCAAGACCAGATGCTTGAGGGTCATTCAGGTACTGCGTTACATAAGTCCAGTAATCGTTATCCGCCATTTCTTCAAGGTCTTCAATGGAGAAGCTCTCAGGAAAGATACTTTTCCCATTCTCAATCGCCTTCCGGTAGTAAATCGTCCAACGACCTTTAGGATTAGGTTCAAAGTCCGGCATTTCCGCGCCAATAACCTCCCGAGCTTGACCGATGATATCGTCGTATACGTCGTCGACAGCATAACGAGTTCCGACTACAATTACTCTACTTTTACGGATACTCTGCAAGAGCGTTTTCTCCGACCCCCAGAACCAATTCCTCGTCCGAATCATCTCTGCAGAGGACTCTCGGTTGGCGTTAAGGGACCCTAAACCAATCATATCATCGACAATATGTAAATCGTAATGATGTCCTTCAGAAGCTCCACCTACTCCGCCGTACTCCACCGAGGCTTCTCTTCGAGCCTTTCTCCGGTTCGGCAGTACAATCTCCGTCTTCGTCCAACGATCAGCATTCGGCTCTGGAACATACTCGGGATACAGAAGCCCAAACAACGAATTCGAGTCAAAAATCGCCTTTATTGTCTGCACAAATCCAAAGGCTTTGTCAGAGGTCGAACCGGTTATTCTTATACGTAAGTCCGGATCCCGCAGAAGCTCCCATGCGGTGGCACCTTCGGTTACGATGGTAGAATTATGGTCGATAACTCCATGTGCATCCATATAAGTATGATTTCCGTCTACGAAAATAGGATAAATTTCTCCATCACCTTCTTCTTTAATACTAACGACCCTCTCCCATATAAAATCTCTTTTCTCTATAGCTTTCATTAACTCAATATTTCGATGTTCTTTCAATAAAGATTTAAGATTGTTAAATTTATCTTTAGTTAAATTGTAATAATTATCTAACCTCGGTTTTTTATCTTTTCTCCAAGCTTGCGATTTAACTTCTCCTTTTAAAAGCCTTACCCATTCAGACGGTATTATATCATAAGATCTATTTATAATAGGTTTTCTTTTCTCCAATCTTTCCTTTTTACTTTTACATGAAAAGCCTATAAATTCCTGAAAAGCTTTAGTCCCTTTTTCTGTTTCAATAGTTACATAAAAAGCTTTACCGTGATCAGAATATGTAGAAGTTTCTGTAATTCGCGTATGAACCCCGAAGTATAAAAGATTACGTTGCACATCATTAGCGAGTCCTTTTGAGGCTGTACAAAATGATATTCTTCCCGTTTTAGAAACTGATCCGTCAGCGTCAAATAAACCTTGAAGAAATCCAGATGATCCTTCATATTCTGGAGGTATTCTTTTATGAATAGCTTTTTCAATAATACCTCCTGATTTCAAGAACCATTCTTTACCTTTTAATAAATCCCATCCATACCGACCTCTCTTAGATAAGCCATTTTTCCAGACACGTTTAGCTTTAGCAAGTAGTGATTCATCTACTATCGTTAAACGAATACTTCCACCTGTAACTCCTCCATCTCCATATATGAACCCCATTAACCAATCAAGGTCCTTATAAGGTTTAACTTTAAAACCAGCTTTTGAAGCTACTCCAATCAAATCTCCTTCTTTTAAATCTTCTACTGGAATAACAAACCCTTTAGGAGTTTTAAACTTATGACCTTTTCCTACTCGCATTATATGTCCGGACTGAAGTTTTACCTTATATATTCTACTCTTTTCTCTTCCAATAGCTTTGACGATTGTAATTTTAGGTTTTCCATACCTGTCAGTTGTTAAAAGTTTATCTCCTACTTTAATATTTTCAACTTTTACAACCCCATTAACTGATAAGACTTCTTCACCTTTAGCTCGACACTTAAAACAACTCCGGGGAATAAACATCGCCCCGCGGCATCCGGGGTAAAGCAACGTCTGCCGATAGTTCGCCATTGCCATATGTAAGTCCTCGTTCAAAAGCTCAAACGGTCCTCCGAAGCTTGCGATGCCTTTAAGGAAAAACCAAAGATTCACATATCCCGCTTGACGGATTACCTCTAAAACCTCCTTATTAGAAAGCTGAGGATTCTCTGAGGTAACCTCCCGGAGAATCTGCTGAAAAATCTCCATCCGATCTTCTCGAGCGAATAACGGAGCTTTTGGATGAGGCACAAGCTCGAGCTTCGGCTTTAGAGGGTTATTCATTTTCAGCCTCCGATGAAGATTTCTTAAGCCCTCCCCCGACGAATTGCTCCCCGGGCTTCAAAGGCTCCAGCCACTCAAGAGGAGCTTCGGACTTCAGCGAGGTTTCGTTAGCTTTAGCTTTTTCTTTATCTTTCTCCATACTTACCCTTACTCCTCTCCATCCACCGACGATGCAAAAACCTTTCCCAACGACCCAAGCAGTATTTTACTCTCTTCCGGTGGGAGATTAAAAAAGTTGATACTCTTGCTTTCCCCAGAGCGTCCTCCTCGTGAACCTGAACTTCCTTTTAAGTCCGCGATTTCCATAACCGCATCCGCAGCTGACTTCCGCATTTTCGGATCCTTAGAGGACATTAAATCTTTGTAGGTCAAAATCGCCATCGGAACAAGCAAAGTCCGGACTTTTTCCTTTAAAGCTTCTATGTCTTGTAAGGCTTCTCCGAAGGTTTCTTCGATGTCTACTAAGGTCGCTGTTGGAGGAATCCGGAGGTTCTCTATCTCTGAGGGTCCCGAGGAGGGCTCTTCCGAGACCTGCACCGGAAGCTCGGCTTCCAGAAGGTCATCCTCCGAGAGCTCCAACGGCGGAAAGTCCTCCAGCGGAATATCCGGTTCTATGTCTTTTAGCTTTTTAGGCATTGGACGTTAGTCCTCCTTTTTAAACGGTTGCAGATTCTGGGGCTTCTTAGGGGCGCTTCCCTTGTCCCGCGAGGACCCTAAAGCCGTAAGTCCAAAATCTCCATTTACTCTACCACGGAAGGTCCAAAGGAAGCTATAGGTAAGTCGCTTTAAAAGGGCCATTTATGGAAATTTGGTGCCGATTTTTTCTTCGACATTCCCCCCCGGCGGCTTCGGCTTTTCCCATAAGGTGGGGGAGGGGGTTTAGGAGCCTCGGCCTCGGCCTTCGAGGTTAGGAGGGAGGTTCTCTGGAGGGCTTCAATGGGGACGCTCAAGAGGGTGTCTGGGGAGGCTAAGGAAAGTTATCTACATTTGCACAGGACGGGGGGAGATTGTGGATAAGCTGAAGTTGAGTCAAAAGGTTACGGTAGGGTTTCGGTATTTGGAACACTGGGGGATAATGACTCTATTTTTACGACCGTTCCTCCCTCTTTGTGTCATTTTCTCTTCATCCACAGGGTTATGCACAGCCGAGAGCCAGCGAGTTAGGGACGGCTAATCTTGGGGATAACTTGTGGAGGAAGATTTTTTAAGATTTTTCTTCCCCGGACGCTAAGGAGGTAGAGGTTTTGGAGATTCTGGGGCTTCGAGCTTCCTCGGAGGGCTCTGAAAAAGCCTCCGTCGAGGGGTGTAATTCCTTGCCCCGCAAGGACTTAAGGTAAAATGTATAAAATGTATAAAGTTGTATATTGAGGATTTCAATTTTTAATTCCTTACACTGTAAGGACTTAGCTCCAAATGTATAAAAAGTATAAATGTATACGGTCATATATTTAACTATTTTTCTAATCTTTAAAAAGTTGGCACACTTCTTGCTATACCCCTCCACTTCTCCCTCCCTATTAAATAATAATAATAATAATAATAATAATATAATATACATTAT